AGATAAATCATTCTTTATAGATGACTATCATAAGGAGCAGTTTAGAATATATGTGTCTAAAAATGTATTTCCTACAAGATTGAATACATGTAAATTTCCAATGGATTATTTAACAATGACTTTGGCGGACAAAGCATTAGAATATTTTAAACAAGACATTATTGTTTATCCATGGGAAAATCAGTTAGCACTCGATGAAAAAATCATATACGACTTTATCAGAGCGTTTAAAAATTATAAAGTTATATTCGCTCAGGAAAAAGCTAAAATGCCTCGAGAGCAGATATTAACTCAAATAGCACAATCAAAGATTGCATTTCTCCCATACCTTCATCCGACTATTGGTCAAGAGATTTATGAGTGTTGTATTTTAGGTACAATACCTTTAGTACCTGATGTGGAAGGCTTACGTCATTTGGTTCCAGATGAATTTAGGTATCCGGCTGAATGGACTTCTAATATATTAAACTATTGTATGTATGCTCCAAAGTTAACGGAAATGATAACGAGTTTAATGCTAAATTACGAAGACCATCATAGATATACATTAGAAAAACAAACACAATACCTAACAAAAGAATATTTTGATTCCGAAGATATTCTTACAGAAATATTTGGAAAATAGAAATAAATTTTATATATTACAGATAATATGACAGCAAAGAAATTAGTTTACTTCCCTTCATTATCGTCAGGCGCTTATGCATCGCCATTGACAAAAGATATGGAGGTAGCACCAGGTGTCCCGTATAGATTTTGGGATGACCGTGTGCCTGAGAAATGGAGATATAAATACTTTTTGATGACCGCAGGTCACTTGTATAAAAAGGATAATATCAGACAAACATGGGGATTGCAAGACACTTTAGTATTTGGAGACTCTGGTGGTTTCCAAATTGCAACTGGTGCTTTGAAATGGGATATGGCTTTACGTGATAGAATTTTTGAATGGTTAGAACACAATTCAGATATCGCAGCTAATATCGATATTCCTCCTCGAGTGACTTATGAAGGTCGCTTTCAAGAGTCATTAGACATTAGTTTGGATAACTTCAAATACTTTGAAAAGAAACAAACTGGTAAGACTAATTTCTTAAATGTAGTTCAAGGTTCAAACCCTGTTGAGTTTACTACTTGGTACAATACAGTTAAAGATATGCAATTTGGAGGGTGGTGTATTGGTTCATCTAGACGATTAGTCGACTTCATGTACATTTTGGCATTGATGTTGAAAGAGAAAGAGTTCGAGAAGACTAATAATACTTGGGTTCACTTATTGGGTATTTCTAAAGTATCTGACTTCTTCATTTTGGCTCAAATGCAAAAGCTGATGAATCAATTAACCAATAATAGAATTACTGTATCGACTGATAGTTCATCTCCAGGTCAATATCCTATATTTGGTCAGATGGTATGGAGTCCTAATTGGAAGGATCAAGTATTTAATATGTTGTACTTCCCTAAGGATGGTAGTCAATTAGGATATCCTAAGACAGGTCACGTTCCTTCTTTGATTGATCATCCAGGTGTGCCTCATTTAACTTGGGATATTGTTGAAAATTATTCGACAGAAGCTGTAACTCGATTGACTTATCATAATTTGTATATGTATGTATACACTGCAGAGAATGTTGAGAATTTAGTTAATAGCTGTCCTTTAGAAGTGTTAGCAGAATTGATTCCTAATGATCTAATTCAAATTTTAAGATCTATGGAAGAGATGTTTAACTCTCCTGATCCAATCCAGGTATATGAAAGATATCGTCCATTCTATGTAAAGTTTGGCGGTGAAAATGTAATGAATGTAGCTCGTGAAGTACGAAATGAATATTTTGACTTTGACGCTATTCAACCAGTAGACGAGAAAAAATCTAAAAAATCAAAAAATAAAGAATCAAAAGAATCATAATTATGGCAAAACAAGTGTATTTTAATTCAGAAAGCCGAGACGGTTTAAAGAAAGGAGTCGACGCTTTGGCAAACGCAGTGAAAGTAACTTTAGGACCTAAAGGTCGTAATGTAGTAATTGCGAAGAAATTTGGAGCACCTGTAATTACCAAAGATGGTGTTTCAGTTGCGAAAGAAATTGAGTTAGAAGATCCATTGATGAATATGGGAGCTCAATTAGTTAAGGAAGTTGCTAGTAAGACAGCAAATGAAGCAGGCGACGGTACTACTACCGCTACTGTATTAGCTCAGGCTATCTTGACAGATGCAATTAAATCAGTAGAGACTGGAATCAATCCTATTGAAATGAAGCGTGGTATGGATATTGCAGTTGCAAATGTGGTAACAGGATTGAAGGATCAATCTAAAGTTGTTAGTGATGACATTAACAAGATTGAGCAAGTAGCCACTGTATCAGCTAATAACGATACTGTTGTTGGTAAATTGATTGCAGAAGCAATTAATGTAGTTGGCACTGATGGTGTTATTACAGTAGAAGAAGCTAAAGGTACTGACACTGAAATTAAAACGGTAGAAGGTATGCAGTTTGATAGAGGTTATCTATCTCCTTACTTTGTAACCAATTCAGAGAAGATGGAAGTAGAAATGGAAAATCCATTAATCTTGATCTATGATAAGAAGATTAGTGCTATGAAAGATTTCCTATCTATTTTAGAAGCAGCAGTAGGCACTGGACGTCCACTTTTGATTGTTGCAGAAGATGTAGAAGCAGAAGCTTTAGCTACTTTGGTAGTTAATAGAGTGAGAGCTGGTTTGAAAGTATGTGCTGTTAAGGCTCCTGGATTTGGTGAGCGTAGAAAAGATATGCTTCAAGACATTGCAGTTTTAACTGGAGGTACTGTATTATTAGATGAGCTAGGCATTAAATTGGAAGATGCTGAATTGTCTCATTTAGGTCAAGCAGAGAAAGTAATTGTATCTAAAGATAATTGTACAATTATTAATGGCAGCGGAGATAAAGATGCTATTGTAGAACGAGTTGAACAAATTCGTAATCAAATTGAAACTTCAAAGTCAGACTATGAGATTGAAAAATTACAAGAGCGTTTGGCTAAATTAGCAGGAGGCGTTGCAATTATTTATATTGGAGCTAGCTCAGAAGTTGAAATGAAAGAAATTAAAGATCGTGTAGACGATGCACTTCACGCAACTCGTGCTGCAATTGCAGAAGGAATTGTCCCTGGCGGCGGGGTAGCTTTAATTAGAGCTTCTAAAAATCTAGAAACTTTGACAGCTGCTAATCAAGATCAAGAAGTAGGTATTCAAATTATTCGTAAGGCAATTGAAGCTCCTATTCGTCAGATATGCGCAAATGCAGGTGTAGAAGGATCTGTTATTATCAGAGATGTATTGGCAGGAGAAGCTGACTATGGTTATAATGCAAAGACAGAGCAGTTTGAGAATTTGATTGAGGCAGGTATTATTGATCCTACAAAGGTGACTCGTATTGCTTTGCAAAATGCAGCTTCGGTAGCTTCAATGATTATGACAGCTGAATGTGCTATTGTAGATATTCCAAATGAAAAGGATAATCAAAATGCACAACAAGCTCAATATTAATTTTGAATTGTTAAATGGTTTACATATATTAAAGAAAAAATAAGTTATGAAAGATTTTATTTATCACGCATTAGGCGTATGTGGTGAGCATTGGCACCCAAATTTATTAAACATGAGCTTGATTGCATTGACTATGTTCGTTGCATACAAGGCTATTCAAAAACAATATAAAACAAAATAAGAATGGAAAAAAGTAAATTTATCGGGTTTGTCAATCGTTATTATTTGGCAGGGAATACTGATAGTGCTAAATTGGTTGTAGAGGATAAGACTCTTAATACTAAGTTTATTAGCGCAGACCAAAATGTAATTGGAGAGGTTACTCTAAATCAATTTGATTCTTCGGATGCTGAGTTAGGAGTATATGCAACTTCTCAATTATTGAAAATGCTTACTGCAGTTGACGAGAAAATTGATATCTCTTATGGAGAGGTAGATAAGAAGATTTATTCAGTGAACTTCAAAGACTCTTCTGCGAATGTAACTTATATGTTAGCTGATTTGTCAGTTATTCGTCAAGTGCCTAATTTGAAGTCATTGCCTGAGTTTGAGGTTCAAATTGAACTTAACAAAGACTTTTCAAATACTTTTATCAAAGCTAAAAATGCTTTGCCCGAGTCTGATAACTTTGGTGTAGAGAGTAAAGATGGTGAAACTAAAATTATTATCAATCACTCAAGTGTGAATACAAATCGTATTGTATTTAATACAGCTACAAAGCAATCGGCAGATATGGATACTGTATGTTTCTCTGCTAAGTTGTTTAAAGAGATTTTAGTAGCTAATGCAGACGCAACTGGATTGTTAGAAGTGAGTTCTAAAGGATTGGCTCGTGTTACTTTCAGCAATGCAGATTATTCATCCACTTACTTCTTAGTTAAATTAACTATTGCTTAATAATGGCTAGAAAGAAACCTTTGGAGATTGTTAAAGAAGACACTCCAGTTGTTAAAGTTAAAAGGCCTAGAATAAAAACGACTACAGTATCTGATGCTTCTAATGTAATAGAAATTACCGATGAAGCATCAGACTCTATTGTCGAGTCTAGTGTTGTAGAAGAAGTTGTTGAAATTGACACTACCCCTATTGTAAATCCATGGGTAGCTTTATTAGAAGATGCGGAACGTTTGTATGCTAATATCGATGAGCAATATCAATTAGTTGCACAAAATGAAGTATCTTCAATGTTAATATTGATGTCTTCAGTTATTAAATCTTTAAAGAAGAAAGTTTAAATGTTTGGAAATTCAGAACACACTCTTTGGGTAGAGAAGTATAGACCTGATACTCTAGAAGGGTATGTAGGTAATCAGTCTATTGTAGATAAGGTAAAGATATATCTCGAAAATGGCGACGTACCTCATTTATTGTTTTATGGATCTGCAGGTACAGGTAAAACTACAATGGCAAAGTTGATTGCAAAAAACATTGATTGTGATCTGATGTACATTAATGCATCAGATGAAAACAATGTAGAGACTGTAAGAGAGAAGATTAAGAGTTTTGCGTCGACTATTGGATTCCGTCAATGGAAGTTGATCATCTTAGATGAGGCAGATTATCTAACTCCAAATGCTCAAGCTGCACTTCGTAATTTAATGGAGACGTTTAGTAAGACTACTCGTTTTATATTAACATGTAATTACGTTGAAAAGATTATTGATCCTATTCAATCTAGATGTCAGGTATTTGCAATTACTCCTCCTAGTAAAAAGGATGTAGCAATACGAGTAAATGAAATCTTAAAGATTGAAGGAGTATCAGTAAAGCCTGAAGATTTGGTAAGTATTGTAAATGCTGGATATCCAGACATTAGAAGAATTTTAAATTCCTGCCAACGTCAAGTAGTTAATGGGGAATTGACTATTGATAAGCAATCATTAATCGAGTCTAATTATATGGACAAGATTATTGAGATGCTTCAGACTATTAAAGATAAGAAGCAGTTATTTACCTCAATACGTCAGTTGTTAGCAGATAGTCATGTAAAAGATTACACTGCATTATATAGACACTTATACGACAACTTAGATTTATTTGCAGTAGGGCATATTGCTTCTATTATATTAATCATTGCAGAGCATCAATATCAAGACTCCATGGTTGTTGATAAAGAAATTAACGTGTGCGCAATGTTTGTAAAAATTATTAACGAATTATATTAAGATGATTAAACAAGGACAACAAGGACAACAAGGACAAAAGATTAATTTGTCAAAAGCTAAATCTATTGTATGCGATGCTGAAGGATGCGAGAATGATATGTTTATGCCGGCTATGAAATTTAAGAAGATTAGCAAACTATTGACAGGAGCTAAAGACGATCAAATTGTTCCAATTCAAGTGTTTATGTGTACTGCGTGCGGAAACATTAATGCAGAATTTGACATTCCAAATGAGTAAAGCAGCTACCATATTCGATCATTTATCTAATATTACAGATAAGAAAACTGCTTGGAGTAAACTGAGTGATGAAGATAAAAAGTCATTCACTCCGTATATGATTAACAGATGGTTATCTATGAATATGGATTGGGTTGATTTAGTAAATGAATTGCAAAAATATACTATAGGTTTGTTATCTCCAGAAGAAGTTTATAAATTATACTTAGACATTCTTCCGAAGCAAAAGACTTATAATAAGTATGTTAAAGGTAGCAAAGAATCTAAATACAGTCCTGAGTTGGTGGAATTACTGTCAAAGCACTTCTTAATTTCAGAGAAGGAAGCTGTGGAATACTTAGAATTGTATACTGGAGATAGACTGTTATCGTTAAAGGAAATAGTGAAAAAATACGGTAAAACAGATAAAGAGGTAGATAAACTTTTAAAAAATAAATAATCCATATGGAACAAGAATTAATATATCACGTACAACCAGGCAGAGGTAAAACTGCACCTCATAATGAGACCGTTAACCATCCGGCTCATTATGGCGGAGAAAATAATGTGTATGAAGCTATCAAAGTAATCGAAGCCTGGGATCTAGATTTTTGTTTAGGCAATGCTGTTAAGTATATCTCTCGTGCCGGCAAAAAAGACGCTTCAAAAGAATTAGAAGATCTTAACAAAGCCATTTGGTATCTCAAAAGAAGAGCTGAACAAATCCAAAAGAAATAATTGAACATACAATTGGTTTTCTTATATTATAGAAAATTAATTATAGTATGGCATTAAGTGCGTTAGGTCAGTTATTTAGAGCAGTTGCTCCTGAAAAGAATCCGGATCATAAGACTATTTCATATAGTCAGTTCGCTATGTGGAGTTCATGTCCACATAAATGGAAACTCAATTATATTGACCGTACTCGGTTCGGCGGTCCATCCATTCATACTGTATTCGGTACTTCATTCCATGAAGTGCTACAATGGTATTTGAATACAATGTATCGCGAATCAATTAAGGCAGCTGACAAATTGAATTTGGCTGAGTGTTTGCAAGAGCAAATGACTCAGAATTATATGATGTCAGTTATTGATAACAATCATGAACATTTTTCTAATGCAACTCAGCTTCAAGAATTTTATGAAGATGGGGTTGCAATTTTAGATTGGGTTAAGAAACGTAGAGCTGACTATTTTACTAATAAAGGTTATGAGTTAGTAGGCATTGAAATGCCTTTATATGTTCAGGCATCTGAAGCTAATGAGCATGTATATATGAATGGTTTTATTGATTTAGTACTGCGTGATACGGTAGAAGATAGGATAATTATTATAGATATTAAAACTAGCACGAAAGGTTGGAATCAATATGCTAAGGCAGATAAGATTAAGACTTCTCAGTTAGTTTTATATAAATCATATTTTGCAAAACAATATGGGTTTGACGAAGATAAGATTGACGTACAATATTTCATTGTTAAGCGAAAGTTGATTGAAGGATTCATGTATCCACAAAAGCGTGTGCAAGAATTTGCCCCAGCTTCAGGTCGCATAACTAGAAAAAAGTTAAGCGCTGAAATTGATAATTTTGTGTCTACCTGTTTCAACCCTGATGGGAGTTATAACACAACTGCTGAGTATCCTGCAATAGGAGATAAAGGATTGAAGAATTGTAAGTATTGTGAATTTGCAGATAAAGAAGAATTGTGCCCAAAAGCAAATAGAATTAAATGAATAAATTCCAAATAATGAGTAGATTAAAATCTGATCCTGAGTTAATGAAAGTTGCTATAGTAGGAAGCAGAATCTACGAAAACAAAAGAAAGATACGTGATATGATTTTTAAACTCAAACAAACGTTTGGAGATAAATTGGAAATTGTATCAGGGGGAGCTCCGGCAGGAGCAGATAAATATGCAAAGAAGTACGCTCTAGAGTTAGGAGTTAAATACAAAGAGTTTAATCCTGCTCACACGGTTAAAAATTTATATTCAGCAATGAATGAACACTATTACAGTAAGCCTTATCACACATCTCAATTCTTTCATAGAAATGAGTTGATAGCTAGGTATTGCGATAATATGATTGCCTTTATTGACAGCACATCAACATCTAAAGGATCGCAACACGCAGTTAGTATGGCGCAAAAACATAATAAACCAGTAGTAATAGTAAATGAAAAATCTTAAACAATACTTGTTATATCACGCTAAATGGCAATTAGGTATAGTTGTATCATGGCCATGTATGTGGTTGATGCATGATGTATTAGGATGGTCCAACTTTTGGACCATTATAGGATTTCAGTTTGTAGGTGCATTAATATTTTGGAATATAGATAAATTAATCTTTAAAAGTAAATGAAAAACGAAACAGCAGTATTAGAGCGTACAGTCTTAGAGCAAAAAACAACGTTTGTATGTGTTGATTGTGGTACTAAGTACACAATTAAAAATGCATCAACTAAACAAAATGTAAGTAATCCAAAATATTGTAAATACTGCTATTAAAATCGCCGTTTTTCAATAGAATTTCATATTTATTATAAATTATTCAATAAAGGTTATGACGCAAATACAATTGCCAAAGCTTCGTAAGGTTGATCCTAACAAGCCAAAGAAAAAGAAAATCTTATTACTTTCTGATGATTTACGTATGCATTCTGGTATTGCAACGATGTCACGCGAAATTGTAATGCAAACTTGTAAAGAGTTTGACTGGGTACAATTAGCAGCTGCCGTTCAGCATCCAGATCAAGGTAAGGTATTAGATTTATGCCACGACACTGCGCAGCAGACGGGAGTAGAAGATGCATACTTAAAATTATATCCATTTAGCGGATACGGTAATCCAGAAGTATTAAGAGAGATTATTAATATTGAAAAGCCAGACGCAGTACTGCACTTTACAGATCCTAGATTTTGGGGCTGGCTTTATGGAATGGAACATGAATTAAGACAATTAATGCCATTATTTTATTACACTATTTGGGATGACGTCCCTTATCCTAGATGGAATAAGCCATTTTACGAGTCTTGTGATTTGTTGATGTGTATATCTAAACAGACATATAATATTGTTAAGCAGGTACTTAAAAATACTAAACATGAAGATTGGCAAGTTACTTATGTACCGCACGGTATTAATCAAAATAGCTTCTATCCAATTGACGAGACTCATCCTGAATGGAATGAATTGCAGAATTTCCGTAAAGAGTTAGTCGGGGATGATATTGATTTTATTACATTTTATAATGCTCGTAATATTAGAAGAAAGCATACGTCGGATTTAATTTTAGGATTTAAAGAGTTTTGCGACACTTTATCTAAAGAAAAGGCTGACAAATGTTTGTTGTTAATGCATACAGAGCAAGTAGATGATAATGGCACGGATCTACCAGCAGTAATTAATGAGTTGTGCCCGTATAAAGTTAAATTTACAAGTAATCGAATTATAACAACTAAAGAGTTAAATTACTTATATAATATTTCAGATATTACTGCTAACATTGCTTCTAATGAAGGATTTGGATTAGGTACTGCAGAATCTGTAATGACAGGTACTCCTATAGTAGTTAATGTGACTGGCGGTATGCAAGATCAATGTGGATTTAAAGACGATTCTGGAAAATACTTAACTGAATATGATTATAATGATGAATTTCAAACTAATTCAGTTAAACGATACACAACACATGGCGAATGGGTTGAGCCAGTATTCCCGGCAGTAAGAACATTACAAGGGTCTCCTCCTACTCCATATATATTTGATGATATTGCCGACTTCAGAGATTGTGCAGTAGCACTTAAAACTTGGTATGATAGAGATCGTGTAGAAAGAAAGCGAAGAGGTAAAGCTGGCAGAGAATGGATGTTGTCTAAAGAAACAGGATTGAGTGCAGAGTCAATGGGTGAGCGATTTGTTAAAGATATGAATACTGCATTTGCAAATTGGAGTCCAAGAGTTAAAGTTGAATTGATTAAAATTTAAGTTATGAGTAAACCATTATTGGTATTTCAAGCTCCCATTGCTACACGTAGTGGATATGGTGAGCGTAGTAGAGATTTAGTAAGAGCGTTAATTGCTACTGAAAAATATGATATTAAAATTGTATCAACTCGTTGGGGTGATACTCCTATGAATGCATTAAGTAATGAGGATCAGGATATCATTAGTAGAATGCTAATGGGGTCGTTGAATCAACAACCTGATATATATATGCAAGTAACAGTTCCGAATGAGTTTCAGCGGGTAGGTAAACTTAATATAGGAGTTACTGCTGGCATTGAAACTACATTATGTAGTCCAGAATGGATCGAAGGTATAAATAAAATGGATTTAGTATTAGTGTCTTCGAAACATGCTAAAGATGTTTTTGAAGCAGCTTCATATGAAAAACGTGACTCTAGAACAAATCAGCCAATAGGGCATTTGAAATGTGAAAGACCAATTGAAGTTCTTTTTGAAGGCTTAAATTTAGATGTTTTTAACAAAGATTCTGAAACTAGTTCAGATACAGTTAAAGACATAATGTCTCAAGTTAAAGAAGACTTTGCATTTTTATTCGTAGGACATTGGTTGCCTGGCCAGTTCGGAGAAGACAGAAAAAATGTAGCGTTAACGATTAAGTTATTTTTAGAGTCATTTAAAAATAAAACAAACGCTCCGGCATTAATACTTAAGACTTCAGGCGGTAAACCTAGCATTGTCGACAGAGATCAATTGCAGAATAAAATTGACATTATTAAAAAAACTGTTGATACAAAAGTATTACCTAATATATATGTAATTCATGGAGACTTAACTGATGCTGAGATGAATGATTTGTATAATCATCCTAAAGTAAAAGTTCACGTGTCTTTAACTAAAGGAGAAGGATTCGGTCGTCCATTAATAGAAGCTGCTATTACAGGTAAGCCTGTTATCGCTTCTAATTGGTCTGGTCATTTAGATTTTTTAGATAAAGATACAAGTTTCTTAGTACCTGGGCAGTTAACTAATGTACATCCTTCAGCAGCTTGGGATAAAGTTATATTAACTGAAGCAAGTTGGTGGTCGGTAGAGCAAGGATACGTGATTGGTATTATGCGAGATATATTTAAGAATTATAAAAATTATTTAGAAAAGTCTCGAAAAACAACAAAGCATATTAAAGATAATTTTTCTTTATCTAAAATGCAAGAAACGTTAGATAGTTTAATTACACCATGGGTTGATAAAATACCAAAGAAAGTTGAACTTCAATTGCCTAAATTGAAAAAGGCAGAAAATGAAAACGTTAAAAAAATTGATTTACCTAAGTTAAAGAAAATTGATTTGACTCAACTTAAAAAAGTAGAAGATGCCTAATATTAGCTATGCTATAATGACTCATAATGAAGGAGAATGTATTGAAAAATTAATCTCCTTCATTATAGAGAATAAACAAGATCATGATGAGATTGTTGTGGTAGATGATTATTCTACAGATCCAATTACTAAAGCTATTTTAGAAGAGCATGAATCTATGCGTCATATTAAACTTTTTAAACGAGAGTTAAATAAAGACTTTGCTTCTCAGAAAAACTTCTTAACAGAGCAATGTAGTAATGAATGGATATTCAATATTGATGCAGATGAAATGCCTGATGCAGCATTAATTGATATACTACCTGAGATTATTGCTATTAATAGAAATGTCGATTGTATTGCAGTTCCTAGAGCAAATATTGTTAACGGCATTACTGATGATCATATTCAAAAATGGGGATGGTCTAAAGATGATAAAAATAGAATTAATTGGCCTGATTATCAACTTCGAATTTATAAACGAAGTCCTAAAATTAAATGGATCGGAGCAGTTCATGAAAGACCTTCGGGTTGGGATATCATATCTAGTATACCGGCAGACGAAGAAGATTTATGCTTGCATCATGTAAAAGATATTTCGAAACAAGAATTGCAAAATGAATTTTATGGAACAATCTAAGATAACATTTTGTTTATCGACATATAATACATTAAATTATTTAAAATTAGCCATACAGTCTGTTAGAGATAATAGCTATTATAAAGATGCGCCATTTGTTATACACGCTGAGAATTGTACAGATGGTACTAATGAATGGTTATTAAGTAATCAAGATAAATATAATTTAGAAATTTATATAGAGCAAAATGAAATTCCACGTGGTATTGGCGGCGGAATGAATTTTTGTGCCGATAAAGTTAAAACTAAATATATTGGATTTTTATCTTCTGATTTTTATATGGCTACTAATTGGGATAAAGCATTAGTAGATATATGCGAAAATAGACCTAATGATAAAATTTGGGCATTTAGTCAACGTATTGAGCCAAATATATTTAATGATCCAGAGAGCAGGCCAGGAACATTAAAAGTGCCAACTAATTATTTTGGAGAATTATATAATAATTTTAATAGTAAAGAATTTTTAGAATGGGCCGCAGAATTTTCAGAATTAAATAATTTTGAGATTAAAAAACCTGAAGGAGTTAGTGGAGTTATATCTAAAGAAAATTGGGACTATATAGGCGGCAATGATGATCAATTTGCGCCTATGTATTGGGAAGATGCTGATATTTTTATTCGAATGTTAAATGAAGGATATGATTTTGTACTTACCAGTAAATCAATATTATATCATTTTGCATCTCGTACTAGTAGGTTTCCTGATGATAACTTCAATTCAAGGCCAGCACATTTAGCAGCGTATGAAACGCGTTCGGCAGAACGCTTTAAATTAAAATATGGAAGATTTCCTGATAGAGATTACAATGGTTGTTATATTCCAATGTTACCAATTGACGGGTCATCTAATACAATAAAATTAAAGTTATGAGTAAGACAGCATTAATTACAGGCATAAATGGTATGGATGGTAGCCATTTAGCTGATTTTTTATTAACAAAAGGATATACTGTATATGGCATGGAACGTAGGAGTTCATCTAAGCAACGTACTAATACAGCGCATTTAGAAGATAAAATTACATTTGTAGATGGCGATTTAACAGATCAAAATAGTTTACTTAGATTACTTAAAGAAACTAATCCAGATGAAGTTTATAACTTAGCCGCTCAGTCATTTGTAGGCCAAAGTTGGCAAACGCCTGAACATACTTCTGAAGTTACTGGTTTAGGAGTATTACGTATATTAGAAGCTATAAGAGAGTATAATCCTAAAATTAAATTTTATCAAGCATCTAGTTCTGAAATGTTTGGTAGAATGGTCGAAAATCCGGCTAGCGAGTCTACGCCATTTTATCCTAGAAGTCCTTATGGAGTAGCAAAATTATATGGTCATTGGATAACTAAAAACTATCGTGAGTCATATGATATGTTTGCTTGTAGCGGCATTTTGTTTAATCACGAAAGTGAAAGAAGAGGTATAGAATTTGTTACTAGAAAAATATCAGACGGCGTAGCTAGAATTCATTTAGGATTAGCAGACCATATTACATTAGGTAATTTAGATGCAAAAAGAGATTGGGGATACGCTCCGGATTATGTAGAAGCTATGTGGCTAATGCTACAACAAGACACTCCTGATGATTATGTAATCGCTACTAACGAAACTAGATCTATTAGAGAATTTTTAGATGAGGCATTTAAAGTTATAGGAATATCCAATTGGGAGCCTTATATTAAACAAGATCCGAAATTCATGAGGCCCGCTGAAGTTGACGTTTTAAAGGGAGATTATACTAAAGCTAGTACTAATTTAGGATGGAACCCAAAAACCAGTTTTTCAGAATTAGTAGAAATTATGGTTTTAAATGATATTAATAAATTAAAATAAAAACAAATTGGAACATTTTTATCATACAATACAAGGATGGTTTTCATACGACTATCTATATAGACATATTGTAAACTGCTGTGAATATAACGCTAATTATCATTTTGTAGAAGTTGGAAGTTGGAAAGGCAGAAGTTCTTCTTTTATGGCAGTAGAAATATTAAATTCAAATAAAAATATAAAATTTGATTGTATTGATACGTGGAAAGGCTCTGAAGAGCACTACGATCCTTCTAATGCTGTATATGAGCCTGGATTAATATTAGATGATGACTATTTATACAATACATTTTGTATGAATACACAGCCTGTTAAAGATATCATTAATATAGTCAGAAACACTTCTATTGAAGCTTCAAAACTATATAGTGATAATTCATTAGATTTTATTTTGATAGATGCTGCACATGATTATGATAACGTTTTAATAGATTTACAGCATTGGTATCCTAAGTTAAAAGACGGAGGTATTATCGCTGGAGACGATCTTCCATGGGAAGGCGTTAAGCTAGCAGTTGATGAGTTTTTTGAAAAAGATTATATAACTAGTGATAATGTTGTATGGGTAAAACAAAAGTAAATTGCTTATGAAAATATATTATAGGATTTCAGATGCAGGATATCCGAAACAAAAGCTTTCTATTATTAATAATGAAAATTGCTTGAGTAATTTTTGTAAAGTATTCCAAAATCATATTAATGATATTCATATTATAGCTGACAATGTTAGTGAAGAAACTTATGAAATGATCTGTAAATATGTTAGTAAAGATTTAATACAACGAGTATCAATTGGACATGGAGCGGGTACATTTAATATAGCATTAGATGCGGCATTAAAATATAATGACGATGAAATTATATATTTTGTTGAAAATGATTATTTACATCGTATAGGTTCAGATATTGTATTAAAGGAAGCATTTGATCTAGGAGCAGATTTTGCAACATTATATGATCATCCAGATAAATATTTAGACCCATTTAATGGAGGTAATCCATATTGTGAAGGTGGTGCTGAATATACAAGAGTATATTTATCTAAATCATGTCATTGGAAATTGACTAATTCAACTACAATGACATTCGCAGCAAAAGTTAAATTTTTAAAGGTTCATTTAGATACTATTAAGCATTATACTAAAACAACTCATCCGCACGATTTTGAAATGTGGATTGATATGAGGAACGCAGGAGCTACATTACTATCATCAATACCAGCATACTCGACACATGGAGATTTGCCTACAGTAGCGCCACTTATTAATTGGAATGAAATATGAATATTGCAATTACTGGCCAAAACGGATTATTAAGTACTCAATTACAATGTATAGATGATTCAATTAAAGTATTATCTAGTGCAGATTATAATATTAATAGTAATAGTATATTATCAAAATTAGATACTATTGATTTTGATACATTGATACACGCAGCAGCTATTACAAAATATAATAGTGAAATAGCAACGGATATTATACAAACTAATATCATTGGAACTTCATATATCTCGCAATACTGTATTAAAAACAATAAACGTTTAGTGTATATATCAACAGATTATGTATATCCAGGATTAACTGGAAATTATACTGAAATAGATTCTGTATTTCCTAGCAATGAATATGCATGGACAAAATTAGGAGGAGAATGCTCAGTTAATTTAGTTCCTAATCATTTAATTATACGTACTAGCTTTGGCAGTGAACAATTTCCATATGAGTTTGCATGGGATAATTTAATAACAAGTAAAGATTATGTTGATGTTATAGCTCCTATGATATATAAAGCATCAATATCAAATATAACTGGCACGTTAAATATAGGTACTGAGCCGAAAAGTATGTATGAATATGCTTTAAAGCGTAATAAAGTTAAAAAAGATAAGTTACGTTATAATAAAAATTATAGTTTAAATTTAAACAAGTATGAACAATCACTCATCGATTAAAGAATGTCCGATAACAAATCATAACGAGCAAATCAAATATTTTAATTTAGGTAATATACCATTAGTTAATAATTTATGTGCTACACGTGAGGAATCTTTAAAGGCAGAACGCTTTCCACTTAATATAAATTACTATCCAGCTTCGGGACTATCTTCATTAGATTTTGCAGTCGATAGTGAATTATTATTTAGTCACTATCTATTTAAAACTGAAATTAATAAACCGTATATACAACATTGTAAAGAGATGTTTCAGTATATACAAAAGTATATTGATATTCAAGATGGTACTAACATTATAGATATAGGAGGTAATGATGGAACATTACTTCATACATTTAAAACACAAACGGAAAAGGATATACAAGTGTTAAACATAGATCCTTCGAAGAATTTAACAGAAATAAGTATTAAAAAAGGAGTGCCCGTTTTAGTTGAATTTTTTAGTTTAGATGTTGCCCGTAATAAAACAAATATTAAAGCTGATGTAATTACTTCAACAAATGTATTTCAGCATCTTAAAGATATTAATTCATTTGCCGATGGGGTTGAACATCTATTAACCGAAAATGGCATTTGGGTATTAGAATTTCCATATTGGATACATGATATGCAAACGAATCAATTTGACCAGATATATCATGAACATATGTATTATCATTCAGTAACTCCATTAAAACGGTTAATGGAATTGCACGGACTTCATATTATTAACGTGACAAAACAAAACATACATGGAGGTACATTACGACTAATAATATCAAAGAAAAATTCTAATCATGAAGTTGATAGCACTGTCGAAGAGTATATTAATATGGAAAAACAATATAATCTCAATTATCATATAGCATGGGGTAATAATGTACAAGATCATATTATTCAATCAAAAAATTTATTACAAGATCTTAAGAAGCAAGGAAATGTAATTTATGGGTTTGGAGCCGCAGCAAAAGGCTGTATATACTTAAATGCTATGGGAATTGATTATAATACTATCGACTATATAATTGATGATACTGATATAAAACAAGGAAAGTATATACCAGGTACGGGTATACAAGTAGTCGATCGTAATATACTTAAACAATCACCTCCTGATTATATATTAATATTAGCACATAACTTTGCAGATTATATTATTCAGACTTTAAATTTGGAATATTCAGGAAAGTTTATTATATTAGTACCAGAAATAAAAACTATTTAAAAAAAAAATATGATACCAAACATTAAAAAATTTACTAAAGAAGAGCTTCTTTACTGGTTACGTAATGAAGCAGGAGTTAATGATCCTAATTGGTTCGGTCCCAACCTTTATGTCGGTGGACTCGAAATACAACAGATACCCGAAGAATACGTTGAGTATTTATGGTTTTTAAAAAATAATAAATTTAAAAATTACTTAAATATAGGAATAGGAAAAGGAGGTTCGTTTTTAGTTGAAACTTTTATTCAAGAAAATTTAGAATCTTCAACTGCTATAGATAATTCTTCTTATTGGTACCAAAGCCAAAAAGAAATTATTATTGAGAGAACAGAATGGCTAAAAAATAATACAAATATCTCTATAGAATTTTATGATGCTAATAGTAGAGAATGGTTAATTAACTGTGATAAAAAGTTTGATATTATTTTTATTGATGGCGATCATTCATATGAAGGAGTTAAAAGTGATTATATTAATTCTTTACCATTACTTGAAGAAAATGGGTATTTAATATTTCATGATATAGTAAGCGTGGGATGCCCCGGCGTAGTTAATTTATGGCAGGAAATTAAACATGATAATTGTTTAGAGTTTACTAATAAAGATACATGTGGAATAGGAGTATGGAAAAAAATATAAAAATATATTACCATACATATCTAATTAATGATTATAAAGATGTCGTTACGGATCAATTAACTAGTATCTTTTATTCAGGATTATATGAAAATTGCCATGAATTTTATATAGGCGTTGTAGGAAGTGAAGAAGAAAAAAAATGGATAACTAACTTAGTTGAAAAATACTCAAAAATAAAATTACATTTTTTTGATAATGGCGATGAAAAAGATACTTTAAAATTAATACTTTCAACATCAGAACCGAATGATTATATACTTTATTTTCACACTAAAGGTATAACTCACTATAATCATATAACTATTAATTTATGGAGAAGATTATTAAAGTATAAAGTTATTCATGAATGGAAAAAATGTATAGAAATGCTACATGAATATGACTGTGTAGGGCCATTATATAGAGAGGATACATTTATAGGATACTTTCCTCATTTTAGTGGAAATTTTTGGTGGGCTAAATACGATCATCTAATAACTTTAGATAATCTATATCTAAATGAAAATTATGTACACGGAAGATTTGGAGCGGAATTTTGGATAGGTTCTAACCCTGACGCTAAAATGAAGTGTTTACATACTTTTAGTGGAGAGCCGTTTATTAAAGAGTATACTATAAAAGAATACATAAATGAATAAAATACTATGAGTAAGAGTTTAGTTGCTATACTACATTATAATACTGTTAAGTATACTGATACATTATATGAGTTTCTTAAACCATATGAACGAAATGACTATGATTTAATAGTTATTGATAACGGATCGGATCCAAATAAACAATCAAAGTATACTACATTTAGATTAGATGAAAATGTATATTATGGAGGTGGATTAGATGTTACGATGAATTATTTTATTGAAAATACTGAATATGATTCTATGATACTATTAAATTCAGATTTGATAGTTCACGGATATAATTTTATTAAATCATTGCGAGATGAGCTATTTGCAGATGATGAGCTAGTTGCTGTATCAGGATGTGTATTTCAGCCTGAAAAAGATCAATGCCATTGGAAAATGAATCATAACTGGGGCAGTAAAGTAATTCGATATGTTCCATGGGTCGATTATCAATGTGTTTTATTAAAACGTGTATTTGTCGAGCATGTGCAAGCATTTGGATCTAAATTCGGTTGGGTACAAGATCATATGACAGGTATTATATGCCAAGATAATAATTGGAAAGTAGGAGTGTGCGATTGGATTCCAGTAATTCATTTTGGAAATGGCACGGTTAAAGAAAATTCGCATGATCCCATTATTTCTAAATATAATCAATTAGCTGAACAAGAAATGGTTCAGTACTTTCAAAGTAAAGGACTTTGGGATAAATTTTTAGAGCAACGTATGAAGGCTGAACAATATAATTACATCAAATTTTAAAAATACATATTATGATTTCATTAGTAAATGATACAATTAACAAGGCAGATATAGATAAATTGATTGAATGGCTATCAACATATCCTCGCCTAACAAAAGGCCCAGTAACTCTAGAATTTGAATCTAAATGGGCAAAGTGGCTAGGCACTAAATATACAGTATTTGTAAATTCAGGATCCTCAGCAAATTTGCTTATGTTATATGCATTAATATCAAGCAAAAAATTAAAAAATGATAAAATTGTAGTTCCGGGGCTTTGCTGGGCAACTGATTTATCTCCTGTAATGCAATTCGGGTTACAGCCAATCTTGTGCGATGTTAATTTAGATACGCTATCTATAGATTATAATGAGCTAGAACATATTTTTAAAACTGAAGCTCCGAGCGTATTAATGTTGGTATCGATATTAGGATTTGTGCCAGATATGGAAAAAATAAAATCATTATGTGACCAATATGATGTTATTTTATTAGAAGATAATTGCGAATCTTTAGGGAGTGAATACAACGGCATTAAATTAGGAAACTTTGGTACTATGTCTTCATATTCAACATACTTCGGGCATCATATTTCAACGATTGAAGGAGGAATTATAGCTACAAATGATGACGAGTTATATAATATTTTATTGAGTATTAGAAGTCATGGATGGGATAGAGATCTATCCCCGTCGGTACAGCAAGAGCTACGTAAAAAGCATAACGTAACTGACTTTAATTCGTTATATACTTTTTACTATGATGGATTTAATGTGAGAGCGACAGATCTGCAAGCTTATATCGGATTAGGCCAATTAGATAAACTAGATGATATTTGTAAAAAGCGAAACAAAAATTTCATATACTTACAAGAAAATATTAAAAATGATTTTTGGAAGCCCGTGCCAATTGATGGTACATTTACATCTAACTTCTGTTATCCTATTATTCATCCAAAGCGCGATAAAATTGTTGAAGCGTTAAAAAATAACTTAGTTGAAGTAAGGCCATTAGTATGTGGCAGTATGGGTAGCCAGCCATTCTATACAAGTAAGTATGGACAAAAAATATTAAAAAATTGTGATATCGTTGATAAGTTTGGATTGTATATTCCAAATAATCCTGATCTAACTAAAGAAGAATTGGATTTGATGATTACGGTCATTAATGATATTATAACTAACTAAACAAAAATAATTTAAACTAAATAGTCATGGACAAATTTTCATTAACCGTTCCATCATGGAGAGGAGATGTTACTCGTTGTAAAAAATTATACGAGAGTATACAGAAATTTAATATGGATAATATTCCATTTTATATTTTACTGTCAAAAGATGATATTCCTATCTTTAAAAATGTTATGGGATCGGATGGTATTACCTATATAGAAGAAGAGCAGTATAATCCATACAAAGGATATTTTGATGGATGGAGGTTACAGCAAGTTAATAATATGGAATTTTGGCGTTTAGGAATTACAAAAAATTACTTTTGTTTAAACTCTGATTCTATATTCATTAAACCATTTTATGAAGATGATTTTATTGCATATGACGATGTACCATATACAACGGTATTCGAGGATAATGTATATCAGTTAACAATTCAAAATTATGAAGGATGGAAAGATCATCATGGTCGAGAATTTATTGATTTATGTCATAAAGATTGGCAACGTGAAATACGAAAAGTAATTCCTAATAACTATAAAAAAGCATTACATTTCGGTCCATGCCCACAAGTCTATAGTAGTAAAGTATGGGAGCATTTTTATACTAACTATGTCGAGGTCAATGGAATGAAAACGCATGATTTATTAAATTATGTACCCGCTGACTATGGATGGTATGGAGAATATTTAATGTATTCAAAGTGTATAGACATTATACCGACAGAGGCACAATTTTTGGTAATGCATAATAAAAAACAATACGATTGGTTTTTGAAAAACATATCCATAGATGAAATCAAACGTGTATATTTAGGTGTGCTTGTTAATTCATCTTTTTATGCTGGAGAAGAGAATGAAGAACGTTTAGAGACGGAAGGCCGTACATGGCAATTAAGTAAGTCATTAGTTCCTCAAAATTTTGGTGGTTGGTATGAACAAATTTTAAAATAATCGTATAATGTATATTGTATATCAAATGCACGTTGCTTGGTTTGAAACTGAAATGGCATTAGAAACGCTAAAGTCAGTGGAAGCGGCAATGAAACATACAACATATCCCGTGCAAATTAAGTTATGTTTTAATGCTCAAACATACTACGATACTCCTATTAACGGTACTACGGAAGAAATGTTTGATATTTTATTGAAAGATAGTTTAGTTCAACGCGCGGAAATTATATGGAAAAAAGATACAGATGATTTTTATGGAGTCGGTGACTGGAGACGAGATTGTTACGATCCAGAAAATATAACAATATGGGGTGAGTCAGATTGCCTAGTTTCTGAAACGTACTTCAAGTATATCGAAAATATTTTTAATATACCACAATTACAATATCCATTTATTGTTAACATTAGACAGAAAAAAATGTGGGATAGTTCATGGACTCCAGTAGAGCATGAAGCGTTGCAAATATTTACTATAGAACAAGTACGATCTATTAATAATAAATTCGTAACTGGCGAAGGCATTTTAACAATAGACGAGCTTAATAAGTTTAATGATAGTTTTTCTGATATGCAACAAATAGTGCTATCAGATTACTATAAAGGAGACGGGGCGTTGATTTGTTTAAGTCCAGGTATGCCTACGCCTTTTATTGATCCTAAAATACATATGTGCGGAGAAGACACGTATTTTTATAATTACTGTAATATTAAGAAAGTTCCGTTATATAGTATAGCATATTATCTCAAGGGACATAATACATCACATACGCTGAAAAGAGTTAATCATACTAAAACTACAGAACAACAAATTGCATCTCAAAAATTAGACAATCTAATGAGATCAATTGCCAACGAAAGTCTTACACGTATTTTTAATTCTAAATGATAATAACTGCTTGCCCTTTAAGAATATCTCTTGTAGGAGGCTCTACAGATCATCCTAAATTTTTATCAAAATATGGAGCTGGGGCCGTAATTAGTTTTGCTTCTAACTTACATACGTATATTACTTTACATCAAGACATATTTGGAGCAACTTCATTAGATAAGAAATATATTATTAACTATTCTAAAAGAGAATCGGTATATAATATATATGATATTGAAAATGAGTTAGTACGTAACTGTTTTGACTATCTTAATGTAGAACATCTTAATTGTTTTATGACCTCAGATGTATTTTCTGCAGGGTCTGGATTAGCTTCTTCATCGGCATATTTATTAGCTTTAATTAAATCGATATACGCATTAAGAAATGAACATATTACAGAATTTGAAGTATGTAAATTAGCTGAAAAGATTGAAAAAACGTTTAATCCATTAGTCGGTCAACAAGACTTTTATGGCTCGATGGGTGGATTGAAAAAGATTAGATTTTATAATAATCAAGACCCAGAAATTAGGTATCTGAGCGCTAATATATTTAATCAGCTAGATATGTATCTTATATATACAGGGGTTCTACGCAGTTCAACGACGGTATTAGAAAGCCTAGATATTGATAAGTCAGTCCCATTACTTAAAGATGTAGAAGATTTAGAATCGGCAATTAACACGTCAGATTTAAATCTATTCCATACAGTTATTAATAGAACATGGTCGAATAAAAAAGAAACTTCAAAATATATTTGCAAAAATGAATTATTAATCGACTTAGATAATAAATTAATTAACGATCCTAATGTACTATCGCATAAGTTATTAGGAGCTGGTAATGGCGGATACTTTTTAATATTTACTGAAAAAGATAAAGAATCTATCATAAGAAATTCATATATTAATGTAAATAAAATTCATATATCCAATAATGGATTAACTACAACTAACTTATATGATACTAAATACGTATAAACATTGTTTAGATAGAATATCGCAAGATGATTTAGATAAATTAAAGTCTATCATAGATAGCTATCATGATATTATAATCTTAGGCAATGGCGGCAGCAATGCAATCAGTTGTCATATTGCCGAAGATTATACAAAAGCGTTAGGTAAGCGAGCGTTATGTTTTGGAGATTCTGCACGAATGAGTTGTTATGCAAATGATTATGGATGGGATAGTGCGTACGCTAAATATATTGAGCATTTTACGACTGAGCAAACATTAGTTATACTAATATCATCTTCAGGAAACTCTGCTAACATATTAAATGCGGCGCAATATTGTATAGAAAATAATATTCCTATCATAATATTATCAGGGTTTTCAAATACCAATAAACTAAATATTAATTTTACGGAGAAGTCATTGTTAAGTTTTTATGTTGATAGCAGTGACTATGGGATTGTAGAATGTATACACGAGTTAATATTACACTCAATAATATGATATACTGTTTTGATTTAGATAATACAATATGTATTACAAATAATAAAGATTATAATTCTTCTATTCCCGATTATTATGTAATCGAATCCATTAATCAATTATATAATGAGGGACATACCATTAAAATATTTACTGCACGAGGAATGGGACAGTATAATGGAGATATACATAAAGTTTATAACGTTCATTATATCCATGCAAAGAATCAATTGGATTCGTGGAATGTAAAATATCATGAATTGATTTTAGGAAAACCTTCATATGATATTTTTGTAGATGATAAAAATATAACTGTCGACACGTTTAAAAAGAATTCAATTCTCGGAGTAATTGCAGGCGCGTTTGATGTAATACATCCAGGCTATGTGCATATGTTTCAAGAAACAAGTAAATATTGCACTCACTTAACAGTACTTCTTCATTCAGACCCTTCTATAGAAAGAAGTTCAAAAATAAAACCTATTCTATCTATAAATGATCGTGTTAATACATTAAAATCATTACGTTTTGTCGATGATGTGATTGTATATGAAACTGAAAATGATTTATATACGCTATTATCGAACAATCATTACGATATACGATTTCAAGGAAGTGACTATATCAATAAATCTTTTACGGGCGATGACTTAGATATTAACGTACATTATATCGATAGAAGCCATGATTGGTCGACTACAAAATTTAAAACCTTAATTGCATCTAATATTAATAACAATGAATAAAATAACTTTTTGTATACCTAGTAAGTCGAACTTACGATATCTTAAAACATGTATACCTTCTATAAGAGAAAATGCTTATAGAAAAGATCATGATATAATTGTGTTTGTTGATAGTGATGAAGACGGCACTGTCGATTGGCTAGATTCAGTTAAAGATGAATATAATGTAAAATACTTTGTTAATCCTGACTTAGGAAAACGATTATACGGCATTGGAAAGGCATATGATTATTGTGTCGAACAATCGACTACGGATATCTTTATGATATTTCACGCTGATATGATGTTAGGTATTGATGCTGATCTCAAAGCATATAATCATTTAAAAGAAAAAACCGTAGTGTGCGCTACTAGGATCGAACCTCCATTACATCCGAATGCCGGAGAAAAAATTCTAATTGATTTTGGTATCTGGCCCGAGGAGTGGAAGAAAGATGAATTTAACGAGTATGTAAAAAATCAGTTAACTGATACAAAAATAACTAATGGAGTATTTGCTCCGTGGATGATGTATAAAAAAGATTTTATGCATATTGGAGGACATGATCCAATTTTAAAATCTTGTAGAGAAGACTCAGATGTATTTAATAGGATGTTTTTAGCTGGATATGAATTCATTCAGCCATGGAATTCTTTAGTATATCATTTAACGGGTCGGGGAGCAGGGTCATTTGATGGTGATGAAGCTAGACACGAAGCTTGGAAAAAAGAAATGAGCAATTCCACAAAGGATTTTATTAGAAAATGGGGATCAAATGTTAAGCATTCAAATTTAATGATGCCAATTGTGCCTCATAAGCGAAATATTGCATTTGTAGTAAAAAATTGTAATCTATCTTTATTAGCAGCTTTAGAACCATGGTGTGATAGAATATATGTAGATGAAATGCTTAATAATGGTAGAGCGCATGATTATATAGAAATAGAGCAATCGAATACTTCATATGATTTACAAAAAAGAGTTTTATATATTGGTAACAATTATCCTGAAGGTGAGAATGACGTTGTAGTAGTGTTTGATGCTAATAGAATTACTGATCAGACATTTTATTTATTACAAAATATATCTGATCTAATAACGGATACAAATGATATAGGAGAGTTTAATGTCGATTATTTAACTATCATAGTTAATAGTTTAGAAACATATGATCATACCTTAATTAAATTATAACATGAAAGTATTAGTAACAGGCGGAGCTGGGTTTGTAGGATCTAATTTAGTAGATCGATTAGTAGAGTTAAATCATGATGTACATGTTATTGATGATTTGTCATCAATATCGTCATCAACGGAATATGCAAATTCTAAAGCTATATATTCATATACAAGCATTGATAATATTGATGCTGTATATAATGGGATTGAGTTTGATGTAATATTTCATTTGGCTGCCCATGGGCGAATACAGCCATCCTTTGACTACCCAGCAGAATGGTTTTTTAATAATGCAATGGGCACGGTTAATGTGTTAGACTTTGCGAGACGAAATAATTGTAAATCATTTGTATATGCTACTACATCATCTAAAAATCATGGATCGCATTTAATTACTCCATATACATTTTCAAAGGTGGTTGGCGAAGATGCAGTAAAAATGTATGCAGAATTATATAATATGAATACTGCAATGGCAACGTTTTATAATGTATATGGTCTTAGAGAACCTAGAGAAGGAGAATTTGCAACTGTAGTAGCCAAGTTTTCTCGTCAATATGAAGATGGCGATGCTATTACAATTGTAGGAGACGGACAACAGTCTCGAGACTTTACTCATGTATCTGATATAGTAGAAGGACTTATTAAAATATCTGAAGGTAATTGGAAAGGAGATAATTTTGATTTAGGACGAGGAGAGCCAGTTAAGATTATTGATTTGGCAATGATGATAACTAAAGGAGTTGCTAGTAACATTACATTCACTCCTTTACGTAAAGGAGAGGGTATGCATACATTATGTAATGTGGAAGAAACGTATAATAAATTAGGATGGAAAGCTGTTAAGAGATTATCAGATTATATTCAAACATTAACGTATACAATCGATCAGTAATTGAATGTATATTGAATTATAAATTAAAACAAGACTGTTAAAACAATGCAATACTTTATTTTACTGCCAGGCGATACTGAAGCAGATTGTGTAAAAGAAACTAATATATTAGGAGAATCTAGCTTCAATATATTTTACGGAGCTAAAGGATTAACTGCCTTAATGAAAATGATAGAGCAGTATCCAGAGGTTCTAGAAGATGTAACAATAAAAACAGATACAGGCAAGAGTTTAACAATAGAAGAATTTTTATCAACGTTACAAAACTTAAAAGTAATAACATGGAACAAGTAGAAAATGCAAATGTGCACATGCACAAATCAATTATCGATCCTACCTATGAGGTATGGGTTATGTATGAAGGAGCTGAAGGCTATCCAGTAGTAAAGGAAGCACTTAACGGGGCTATAGCTGCAAAGGCAGATGAAGCTAAAATCATATTTGTAGATGGAGAACGTGTAGGAGACGATTTAGTAGATGAAGATCAATTACTCTCAATTGAGGCGTATGAGATTGCTTTGGATATTATTAAACGTAATAGCGAGTCTAAAGATATTGAGTTAGAAGCTTTATTGTTTTCTATTGGATTGTTAGAAAATGTAAATAAAACAAGAGCTATTGAATATACAATTAGACTTTTAAAAGATAAGTATAAGATTGATTACAATAATGATTTGTCTGATATCGATGTAACAGACGAAGAGATTGATAGATATATAGATATGCTTAAGGATTAGACATCTTGTAATGTATAACTTTAGATATTTATTGTAAAGTGCGATATGATAAAGTTAAAATCTATTATTAACGAAAATTCCATAGAAGACTCTATAGTAAGTATGGCTGATCCATTCTTTAAAGAGTTTTCGAAAAAATTAAATTACAATACCAGCTTTAAATATTTAGGATTAAAAAACGGAGAGCATATATTTACCTCTACTTTAAAAAGTTTAGGCGACTTACGTATGATATTCTCCGAAGCTGTTATAATGGCTCGCATAAATAAAGATCGAGCGTATTTTGGAATTATATACACGTTAAATGGATTAGAGCAATTTGATGCTACCGTATGTCTGATAAAGAATACAAAGTCAGGATTGGAAACTAAATTATTTGACGATTCTGATTCAGACTTTTCTGATGCTAAGACTGATTTTATTAAGTTAATTAAAATAATGGTATAATGCAGTTTGAGTATGGTTTACATGAAGCACCTCAAATTTCAAAAGAGGTTGTAAATAAAGCTTTGCCTAATGATGTTGCAGAGCATTTATTATTAACAGGAGCTTGTCACGTAGACCATGAAGGGTTTGACTTAAATGAAATAGAGCAAGCATATTATACACAGAATCAAATAATCTTAAATCACGATAATACTTGGTATAAAGATGGGGCTCAAGAGTCTGGAACTAATTCAGTAATGTATAATTGGTTTTTTCAAAAGTCTCATTCTGACTTAATATTAGACCATAGCCATTTTGTAGTTAAATATCCTATCGTAGGAGATGCTCGTAAGCAAATTGAACAATATATTGAAAAAAGACCAGAGTTGTTAAGAATTTTAAGTGCAAGATTTAAAGTTGGATTGGACTTA